AGAAGGCATTGCTGCATTACTATCACCAACATTCATATCGGCAATAGCTGCAAATCTTTTTCCAGAATCAACCAACAATCCAAGCAGTTGCATGAGGACATTGCTAGGTTCTTTTATAGGCAGAGGTATAAGATTTTCTCTTAAACTACCCCCTGTGGTATCAATATCTCTAAATTCACCAGGTTGTAAAGGCTCATCTTCATCTCTAATTCTCATGCCTCTGGCTTTAAAACCAGCTGGCAAATTAGCTAATGTTCCAGCGTCTATTAATTGTCTTAATATAGAAGTAGAAGCTTTAGACAAACCTCCTATCATGTGCGAAAGGCCTAGACCATAGAATCCAAGACCTGGTAAAAACTTATATTGTACAAAGTAATTAATTTTATTTTTTAATGGGTCTTCTTCAAGATAATTTCTTCTAATGGCTAAAATTGTTTCAGAATTTTCATCAATAGTAACAATGTAAGGCAGTTTAAGACCTGTGGATTCACCATTTTCATCAAGGTCTTCAAAACCTTCTATTTCTAAAACGGTGTGTATTTCATAAATGGTTCTGCTTCTGTCTTCTTTATAACTTGGTTCAATGCCTTGTATTTCATCTATTGCATCTTCAACCTTAGAAGTTTCTGTTGAATATTCCGACTCTGATATATCTACATCTGCATAAAAACCAGTAACTTGTTGTTTTTTTACTTCATTAGTGGACATGTTTATGGCATGTGTAATTCTTTCAGCAGAAGATATGTCGGATGCCTCATAAGGCACTATTAAATCTTCTGGTGGTATAAATTTAGATATAGCCTTGTTGGTTACAAAATCAAAATATACTTTTTTAAACGCAGAACCAGCTAAAGGTAAATAAAACAACAGCATATCAAGTTCAGGATCATATTCTTGCATTACATTCATGATGTAATAATTCATGAATTCTTGGACTCTTTCTGCTTGGTTTTCAGATTCTATAGTTCTAGCACCTATAATTTCTGTCTTAACAGGACCTTTTGCTGGGAGCATTTCCTTATAAGCCTGTGCTTGAAACTGGGTAACGGCTTCTGCCAAAATCGGATGAATAACTCCAGAAGAACCTTCAAACGGTTGCGACCTAGATTCATCAAATTTCATACCCAAATATTGCAATCCTTCTGTGTATGTTTTTTCCCATTCACTCCTAGATTGTTTATCACTATCTACAGAACTAATTAAATCTGATGCTATTTTATTTAATATGGATTCATCAATAAATTCAACCAAATTAGAAGTAAACTCCATTTCTGGCATAGGTTGTTCTTCTAATTCATCACCCACCAGTATTTCATTTTCACTAACTAAAACTTGTGCTGCATCACTAATTAATTCTTGCCTAGAAGGTTCTACTTCAACCTCAACAGCTGAACCGTGTTCTAATATATCTGGATTATCTTCTGTCCCTAATACTTTATCTACTGCCATAATGTTTAGTGTAGCACTCTGTGTCTAGTTAAGTCACCCATAGAAATTAACTCTGTTAATTCTCCTTCTAGCTCAAGCCCTTGTGATTCTGCTATTAATTGGGCATCATCCTCATTTTGAGCATGAATATCAGGGCCTTCATAACCTATACCATCCCATATAAATCTAGTTATAAATATTTTCATTAATAATACACTGTTCTGTTCTTAGATAAAAATTTTACTTCATCTTGATAATCTTCTTTTAAAGATAAAAAACCACCTTGTCTAAATCTCATTAAAGCCATAGTTGTACTATCACAATAATCGTCATTTTCTCCAAATGGAAAGGCAGCCAACTCTTCTCTTACCTCATCTGCAAAATCTTCATCAGGAGCCCAAACCATACCAGATTCAAAAATAGGAGCAACACTATTCATTCTGGCTACTTTGTCTTGGCCTCTACTTGGTGAGTAAGCAGTAACAGGTATGCCCATTCTTCTTAATTCTTGCGTTAATGGAGTACCAGATGCTTTTGCTTCTATCAAAACACAATCAGGGTCCCAATATTTATACTCATCAAAAGCTATTCTTTTCAATTCAGGAAAATCAACTCTAAATCTTTTTGCATCTAACAAAATAATTTGATCAGGGTTGTCATCATGATCGCAAAATATGGCCCAAGTAGTAATTGCTGAGTAGTCAGCTGTTTCCTTTTTAGAAAAAGCTGTATCATAGCTTTGTATAACATAACTATATTCTGGTATATCCTCGTCTTTCCAAAGTCTCCACCATTCTCGCTTGACTAAACTTCCCTCTTCAGCAGTGGGGTTTTGCATCCATTGAGAGTTCCATTTAGAAATTGGTAGTGAAGCTTTAACGGATAATAACTCATCTTTTTTCCAATATTCGCCCCATAATGGTTTTTCTGTTTCTGGCATAATTGCTGGAAATTCTATAACTTCCCACTGGTCAGCGTTGTCGTCACTTTGTTTTTTTAACACCTTTCCAACTAAATCTTTAGTGCTCCATCTAGTCATTACTATCACTATAGCTCCGCCTGGCTGTAATCTTTGTCTAGGACCCGATGTGTACCATTCATAAGCAGTTTCTAATGACTTTGGTGATAAAGCATCTTGCTCAGAATGTGGGTCATCAATAATCAGTAAATCAGCACCACGACCTGTTATAGCACCCCCTACACCAGCATAGAAACTTTCACCTTCTTGGTTGGTAGTCCATCGACCAGCCGATTTGTTATCAGCTTGTAATCTAAGATTTGGGAATATGTGACGATAATCTTCACTATCTATTAAGTTTCTTACTTTACGACCAAATCGAACTGCTAATTCTGCGGTGTGAGTACATTGAATTATTTTTAAAGCACCATTCAAGCCCATCATCCAAGCTGGAAGAAATGTAGATGCAAATTCTGATTTTGAATGTCTTGGAGGTAAACAAACAATAAGTCTCTTTAATTTACCTTGAGCTATTTTATTAAACTTATCTGCTATCAATCTGTGATGTCTACCTTCAATAAAAGTATCACCCCACATATATTTAACAAATTCCATAAAATCTGTATGACAAGCAGATTGATGATCTAATTGTTCATAACGATTTAATAAAGCAAGAGCTTCTGACTTATCTTGTTCAGAAAGTATATCAAAATCTTTTAAAGAAACTTCACTCATATCTTAATAAACAAGCCAAGTAGTTAGGTAGTGACATAGTAACTACTTGACTCTAAGCACATAGTGCCTAGAACAAGTATAGAGCATTTTTTATTCATGCTAAACTTTATGCCATTCTTTGCCTTCAAATAAAAGAGCTTCTGCCTCTCTTCTTCTTACCAAACCATCTAAAACTTGCCCATTCGCCTTGTTCCATCTTTTTATTTGTTGTGGCACTTCTGCATACTTTTCTTCATTTAAAACTTTCAAAAGCGTTGAATCTTTAAAGTTAGTAGGCCCTAAGTTATAAATCCAAGCAGACAAAGCATCAAATTGACTTTGATCTAAAGGAACTTTGACCATATCATTAATATAACCAGTGTATTCTATTAATTCCTCATCCAACATGTCATCAGCTTCTTGTTGTGTTATTTCCATATCTTCTGTAACGTTTTTAGTGACTCCATATCCGATTGTTAAAACATTTGCAGGACATCGGTAAGCTTTCAACTCACATCCTTCAAAGCGTTTAATTAAAGCCAATCCTTCTTTTGATATATTCATATTTTTATTCTCCCCATGTTCCATCTTCCGTAACATGACCTGTTTTTGTTCCACCCCAATATTCAACTGCATGTTTTTCTTCAATGAGTGTGGCACAAATATCTTTACCATCTTCCGTATAAGGGATGCCAAGAATCCTTCCATATTTACCTTTACCTAATGATTTAAGTTTAAACGTACCAGTACACAATTCTTTTAATCTTTCTTTAGCTTGTAGGCCCAATGCTTTTTCTGCTAAATTTCTAGTCCTGGATTCTGGAGTATCAATTCCAGCCAGGCGAACTCTTTGTTTATGTAATTTTACATCAAACCCTAAATCTAATATGCAATCAAAGGTATCGCCATCTACAATACGATCTAAAGTAGCGTTATATACAAAAGCATCTGGTGCATCACTCATCTTTTTTCTCCTGTGGTTTATCTAGCTCTCTATAATACTTAATAATAGAAAGTATATCTTTGGTGTATCTAGTAATTTCTGCCATATCCATACTCAAATTCTCATATTCTTTGCTGGAGAGTGCGTAATAAGCTTTTCGTGGTGCTTCACCTTTTTCTACTAAATCCAAATATTCTTGCATTAATTCTGGTGTAATAATTTCCCAATCTACATTAGTAAGACTCATTGGATAGGGCAGAGGAGGAT